TTTTGAAGCTATTTTAGATAATCAATTTATTGTTCTTGGAATAATACAAGCATATGGAGAAAGTATGCAAGGAGTTACTGAAAAAAACTAAGAGAGGTTGCGAGGTATTGGGTACAAGGTGATGTTATTGATGAAACTGTTGAAGCATTAAAAGCATTTGGTGCAACAGAGGAACAAATCGCAGCCGAAAGTAAAAACAAAAGAACATCTGATTGTATTGTTTGGGAAGAAAATAAAGAAGTTGTTAATATGTTTTGGAAGTTATCTACACAGTGGTATGTCAGTATGGCTGGATTAAGTGGCATAAACTATAAATCTTTGGAATACTTGTGTAAAATATATACAGTACAAGATTCTGTTGCTATGTTTGAAGGAATACAAGTAATGGAATACGAGGCATTAAAAGTGATGCAAAAGGATAATAAGTAATGGCTAATAAAGAAACAAAATTAAAGTTTTTATTAGAGTTACAAGGCGTAGACAAGCTGCGTGGCCTTACAAATAATTTAATAAAATTAAATAATACTACAACTCTAGTTGGTAAAAGTAGTAGAAGATTAACAGGTCATTTAGCTAATCAGAAAAAACAAGCCACACAAACTATTGCTGGTACTAAAAATCTTGCTAACTCTTATAGGCAATTAGCTAGATCAGTACAAATAGGAAGCAAAGAATTTAGGATTGCGACAAGGAATGCAGAAAGGTTAGAAGCACGACTAAGAAAACTAAACGCTACTACAAAAAAAGGTGGTCTTGGTGGTATGGCAAAAACAGCAGGTGCTATAGCAGGTGCTGGTATTTTTGGTGGAGCAGAAGGTGCAATTGGTGCAGGTATAGGAGGAATTATTGGAGGCGCACCTGGTGCATTAGTTGGTGGTGCTATTGGCGCACAAGCTGGCATGGTAAGGAGAAGTTTAGGTGAACTTGCTAGTTTTAGCGCACAATTGGAGTTACAAAGAAAAGCACTAGGTCTAGTAATAAATGACACTAATAAATTTAATCAAGCACAAAGATTTTTAGGAAAAACAAGTAAAGAATTAGCAATACCACAAGAAATTATTACTAGACAATTTACTTCATTGACAGCATCAGTTTTAGGTGCAGGTTTATCTGTAAATGATGCAGAAACTGCATTTAAAGCTATAGCTGCTGGTATTAGAGGTACTGGTGGAACGCTAGAAGATATGAAATCTGCGATGCGAGCAACTTCACAGGTTTTCTCAAAAGGTAAGGTATCGGCAGAAGAACTCAGACAACAACTTGGCGAACGCTTGCCTGGAGCTTTTACTTTGTTTGCAGAGTCAATGAACAAAACGCCTGCTGAATTAGATAAGGCATTAGAGCAAGGTAAAGTAACTCTTGATGACTTTATGAATTTTGCAAATCATTTGTTTGCAAAGTATGGTGATAATGCAAAAATTCTTGCAGATAGTCCAGCAGCAGCAGGTGATAGATTACAAACAGAATTATCAGTGTTAAGAGATAATGTTGGACAACTATTAAAACCTATAGGTGCTAATTTTCAAGAATTTGCAGCAGATGTTGTTAAAGCATTAAATCCTGTAGTTGAAAGATTAAAAGAAATAAACAATCAATTTAACGTCTTAAATCAAAAAGGTAGATTAAAAGATGTACAAAAACAATTGTTTGAGCAAATTAAAGAAAGCGGTGGTGACTATAAAAGTTTTCAAAATATGCGTGATATGTTGAAAAAATCATCAAGACGTATAGGTAAAGAGCAAGGTCTTAGTCCTACAGAAAGAACAGAACTGCTTATAAATATGTATAAAAATCTAATTATAGAAACAACTAATTTAGATACTGCAACACAAGGCTTATTAAAAACAAATGAAAATTTAACTACTAGTGGAACACAAACAACAAATAATTTAAAACTAGGTATGCAAAGTTATTTAGAAACTATTAAGGATGTTAATAAACAAATACAAGATGCAACAGTAAACGCATTTAAAGGAATGGAGGATGCTCTTGTTAATTTTGTAACAACAGGAAAAATGAATTTTGCTGATTTTACAAGATCTATACTCGCAGATATTACAAGAATAATTATTAGACAATCTATAATTACACCAATACTAGGTGCATTTGGTATAACAAAAAGTGCTAAAGGTAATGTTTTTGATAAGGGATTGAAAGAGTATGCAAAAGGGGGAATCGTCACATCTCCTACATTATTTAAATATGGATCTGGAGGTACTGGTAATTTTGGACTTATGGGCGAGGCTGGTTCTCCAGAAGCAATCCTACCATTAAAACGTGGTCGTTCTGGTAACTTAGGGGTTGAGGCTTCTGGTGGAGCGACTAATATAGTTGTAAATGTAGATGCTTCTGGTTCATCTGTAGAAGGTGATGAGGCTGAAGGTAAAGCATTAGGTATGGCTTTATCAGCAGCAATAGAATCAGAACTAATTAAACAAAAACGACCTGGAGGTTTACTTGCATAATGGCTACCTTTCCAAGCATTGAAGCATCATTTGGTTTTACAAAAAAGTCACAACCTAATACAAGAATTGTAAGATTTGCAGATGGCTATGAGCATAGAATATTATTTGGTCTTGCTAGTCATCAAAATCCAGAAACATATGATCTTACATGGCAAAACATAACAGAAACAGAATCAGATGTTATAGAAGCATTTTTGCGTACTGAAGCTAACAACAGTACAAGTTTTACTTATAGTCCACCATCAGAAGGTTTTACAAAAACAGGAACATATTCTCAATCGGGTACAACAGTAACGATAACAATTACAGATCATGGTGTTGCTGTAAATGATGTCTTAACCATTGACTACACATCAGGTTCTGCTGTTGATGGTTCTTTTGTTGTCGCATCCGTAACTACTACAAGTGTATTTACAGTAGTTGCTGCGGCCAGTGCAACAAACAGTGGAAATGTATCTATTACATTACCTGCTGCTAGAAAGTATGTATGTGATCAGTGGAATAAACAAGTTAACTTTGCTAATAGAGCAACTATAAATGCAACATTTAGAGAGGTGTTTGAACCATGAGTAGTGCTGCTATAGTAAGCAACTTACAAAATATAAACCCTTCAGCAATAATAGAATTGTTTACATTGCAACTTGATAATAGTTTGCATGGTGCTACCACTATTTACAGGTTTCATGCAGGTAGTAGTCTTAAGGATAATGGTGAAATAGTCTGGGCTGGTAATAGTTATCAAAGATTTCCTATAAAGGCAGAAGGTTTTGCTTTTCAAAAAGGGCAGCTTCCAAGACCTACATTAACAATAAGTAATGCGTTAGGAACTATAACTGCTATTTTGCTAAGTGTTAACGAGACAACAACTGGAAATGATCTTACGGGTGCAACTGTCACTCGTATTAGAACTCTTGCTAAATTTCTAGATGCTGTGAATTTCCCTAGTGATGTAAATCCTTATGGAACGCCAGATCCCACAGCAGAGTTTCCACAGGAAATCTATTCTATTGATAGAAAAGCTAATGAAAATAGAGAAGTAGTTGTTTTTGAACTTGCTTCAGTTCTTGATCTTGCTGGAATAAGAGTACCAAAACGTCAATGTACTCGTGCTGAGTTCCCTTCTATCGGTACAGTAAGCGGATGAATTGGAAAGAAGCTGCACTTGCTCATGCAAAAGACCAAGATCCTAAAGAGTCTTGCGGATTGTTATTAAATATTCGAGGAAAAGAAAGATACTATCCTTGTCGTAATCTTTCCATGACAGATCACCAATGTTTTATTCTCGATCCAGAAGATTATGTAAAAGCAGATAATACGGGAGATATTACAGCTATTATTCATAGTCATCCTGTAACGCCTCCTGTAGCTAGTCAAGCAGATCAAATCAGTTGTGAACAAAGTAATCTTCCTTGGCACATTGTTAATCCAAAAACAGAGCAATGGGGATATTGTGAACCATGTGGTTATAAACCACCTTTATTAGGTCGACCTTGGGTTTGGGGAATTACTGATTGCTGGTCATTAGTAAGAGATTGGTATAAAGAAGAAAAAGGTATTGAATTAAGAGATTGGGAAAGACCTGTAACTCCAGAAGAGTTTATTGAAGATCCTATGTTTGAAAGATGTGCATGGCGTACAGGTTTTAGACAGTTGAGGCCAGAAGAAAAACTAGAAAATGGAGATTTATTATTTATGTCTATATTTGCAAATGGTTTAAATCACGTTGCTTTATTTTTAGATGGTGAGGTATTACATCATTTAACAGATAGACTTAGTTGTAGAGAGTCTTATTCTGAATGGTTATTAAAATGTACAGGAGGGAGGTATCGTTATGTTGCGTAAAATAAAACTATATGGAGAGCTTGCAGAATTTGTAGGTCATAAAGAATTTGAAGTGCAAGTCGATAGTCTTGCAAAAGCAGTAAGTTTTTTAATTAATAATTTTGAAGGTATAGATAAATTTATGAACCCAAAATACTATCAGGTAAAAGTTGGTAATTATGAAATATCAGAAGAGGAGATTCATTATCCAATAGGTCAAGAAGATATACATTTCATTCCTGTTATTAGTGGAGCAGGAAGAGGAGGAAGAAGAATTCTAGGTGGTGTTGCTTTAATTGGTTTAACTGTTGCTACAGGTGGGTTTGGTGGTGCAGCAATAGGTACATTTGGATTAGGTGCAGGTTCTATAGGTGTTGGTACACTAGCTGTTGGTATTGGTGCAAGTATGGTTTTAAGTGGTGTGAGTGAGATGTTATTTCCTTTACCTAAACCAAAAGAGTTTAGTTCAGAACAAGATCCAAGATTATCGTTTAGTTTTTCTGGAACGCAACAAAATAGTAGAGCAGGAACTCCTGTTCCAATAGTTTATGGTGAAATTTTTACAGGAAGTGTTGTAATAAGTGCAGGAATAGATACTGAACAGGTACAAGCATGACAAAAAATAATAAACCTATTGGCGGTGCTGGTGGTGGTAGACGTTCTCCTCCTCCTCCAAGACAACCCACCAGAACTCCAGATACTTTACATAGTAAGCAGTTTGCTACTTTTCTTGATCTTATCTCAGAAGGAGAAATAGAAGGTTTTGCAACAGCTTCAAAAGAAGGTCTAACAAAAGGTACTACTTCTTACACAAATGCTTCTTTAAAAGATGTTTTTTTAAATAATACTCCTGTTTTAAAAAAAACAGCAAATTCATCTAATCCAGCGACAACTGACTTTAATTTTCAAAATGTAACGTTTAATTCTCGTTTTGGTACGAGTAGTCAAACAAAAATACCTGGAATAGAAAGTAGTCAATCAACAATACCTGTGGGAACTGTAGTTACAACAACTGCCCCCGTAACAAGACAGATTACAAATACAAGTGTTGATGCAATTAAAGTTTCAATAACATTTCCACAAATACAAAAAGCAACAAATGAAGGTGATTTATTAGGTTCTTCTGTTCAATTAAAAATTGCAGTTCAATATAATTCTGGTGGTTTTACTGATGTTATATCTGACACTATTACAGGTCGTACAGCAGATCAATATCAAAAAGATTATCGGGTAAATATAACAGGTGCTTTTCCTGTCGATATACGAGTGATAAGAGTTACAGCAGATAGCACAGATTCATCTCTTATAGACGCTTTTCAATCTACTAGTTTCACAGAAATTATTGATGAAGCATTTACTTATGATAATAGTGCCTATAACTCAATAAGATTAGATTCGCAGTTATTTAGTGGCATACCAGCAAGAAAATTTAGGATAAGAGGCATAAAAGTAAGAATCCCTGGTGCAGGTGCTAGTGGGTCAGGTACTCCAACAATAGATAGTGCTACTGGTCGTATTGTTTATCCTACTGGCTATATATTTAATGGAGTAATGGGTGCTGCGACTTACACTAATTGTCCAGCGATGTGTTTATTAGATTTACTTACTAATACTCGTTATGGGTTAGGAGATCATATTACTGACAGTACTTTAGACTTGTTTTCTTTTGTCAATGCGAGTAAATTTGCAAATACTTTAGTTGATGATGGTTTTGGTGGACAAGAAGCAAGATTTAGTTGCAATGTAAACATACAAAGTTCTGGTGAAGTTTTTGATGTGATAAATGAACTAGCAGGTGTAATGCGTTGTATGCCTATATGGTCTGCTGGTACCGTGAATATGACACAAGATAAGCCAACAGATGCAAGTTATCTTTTTAATTTATCTAACGTAGGCGAGAGTGGATTTAATTATATAGGGAGTAGTTTAAAGCAAAGACATAGTGTTGTGGCAGTTTCATATTTCAATATGGATAGTCAAGAAGTAGACGTTGAGGTTGTAGAAGATAGTTCTTTGATAAGTAAGATTGGCACAATTGTAAAGCAAGTAAAAGCGTTTGCGTGTACTAGTCGTGGTCAAGCTGCAAGATTAGGCCGTGCAATACTCTTCAGTGAAGCAAATGAAACTGAGGTCTGCACATTCACGACATCTATAGATTCTGGAGTTGTTGTAAGACCAGGAGCAGTAATTGAGATACAAGATCCAGTAAGAGCAGGAGTTAGACGAGGTGGAAAATTAAAAAGTGTGACTTCAACAACTGTTGTTACCGTGGATGACACAACTGTCACTGATTTTGCGGTAGATGCAAGCGGAAATCCTGTTGGAGATGCAACTTTAGCTGTAATTTTACCTGATGGAACTTTTGAAAGTAAGACAATCTCATCTGTATCAGATGGAACTATAACTGTAAGTTCTGCTTTTTCCCAAGCTCCAAATGTAAATGCAAATTTTTTAATATCAAACTCTACGATCCAATCACAATTATTTAGAGTTATTAGTATTGAAGAACAAGACGGAATAAATTATGCAATTTCAGCTTTATCTTATGTAAATGAAAAATATGCTTTTATTGAAGATGGATCTGCTTTACCAGCAAGAAATATAAGTAAATTAAGTGAACTTTCAGATCCTCCTGTTGGTTTAGTTGCTGTTGAAAAAATAATTCCTATTAATAACCAAGCAGTTTCTAAAATAATTATTAGTTGGCAGCCTATCGTTGGTGTTATTGAATATCAGGTGAATTATCGCTTTGAAAATGGCAACTATGTAAGTGAAAAAGTATCAAGACCTGATTTTGAAATATTTAACAGTCAGAAAGGTACTTATGAAATACAGATATTTTCATACAATGTTCTTGGGGAATTATCAGCAACATCAACTGATTTAACTTTTGAAGCTGTAGGTAAAACAGCATTACCACAGGATGTTACTAATTTACTTGTCGAACCAATTTCAGATCAATTTGTACGACTACGTTTTGATAAAGCTACAGATATTGACGTGATCCACGGGGGGTCTGTGGTGTGCAGGCATTCTAATCTAACAGACGGAACTGGTACTTTTACTAATTCTGTTGACCTTATTCCTGCATTGCCTGGTAACGTATCAGAAACATTAGTACCTGCTGTAGATGGCGAGTATATTCTTAAATTTAGAGACGATGGTGGCAGGTTAAGTAGTGGTGAAGCATCTGTAGTTGTGTCAACTCCTGATCCACAGCCAAAATTAGCTGTTTTTGTTGATCGAGAAGACACAGATTCAACTCCCTTCAATGGTACAAAAGTTAACTGTAGTTTTGATAGCTCTCTAAATGGTTTGATTTTGGGTGGACCAGTTCTGATAGATTCTATTTCTGATTTTGATGCTATCTCTGATTTTGATGATTTAGGAACTATTACTGCATCCTCGGCTACTTATGATTTTGAAAATAAATTAGATTTAGGGAGCAAACAGCCTTTAAGACTTACAAGACATTTTGTAACTCAAGGTTTTTATCCAAGTGATTTATTTAATGATAGAACTGCAAATATAGATACATGGACAGATTTTGATGGAGCAAAAGCAACAGATGTAAACGCAAAATTATTAGTAAGTTCAACTGACAGCGACCCTGCAACTTCTGTCTCAGCTACTTATGCACAATCTGGAACGACTATAACAATAACAAAATCAAGTCATGGTTATTCTGTCGGCAGTAACGTAGAGATCACATTCTCAACTGGAACTGCTGAAAGTGGAAATTATGAAATTATAACTGTACCAACTTCAAACACTTTCACGGTAACAGCTTCGAGCAGTGCAACAACAAGTGGAAACTGCACTTATTCTGCTGAATTTACTAAATTTAATATTTTTGCAAATGGTACATTTATTGCTAGAGGCTTTAGATTTAGGTGTGAAATGTCATCAGATGACCCTGCCCAAAGTATTGAAATAGATCAGTTAGGTTATGCAGCAGAATTAGAAAGAAGAACTGAAACAGTAAATTCAGTTATTGCTTCTACGACTTCAACTAAATCTGTGACTTTTGCTAATAGTTTCTTTACGGGATCTGCTGGAACAAGTATTGCTGCTGGATCTGCTTTACCAACAATAGGAATAACCATTGAAAATATGACGGCTGGAGATGAATTTTTCCTATCAAATATTTCTGGAACTGGATTTGATATAGATGTTAAAAATGGTGGAAGTAATGTAAATAGAAATTTCAAATATACAGCCATTGGATTTGGACGTGGTAGTTAGTATTGGTTTAAGATATACTTAAATAAAAAATTGAGTTAAGTAATGGCTACACATGATTATGTTATAGACAACGCTTCTGGTAGTGCTGTTAGGACGGATTTAAATAATGTATTACAGGCAGTACTAACAAATAATAGTTCTGGTTCTGCTCCTAGCACCACTGCTGCATATATGTTGTGGGCTGATACGTCTAACTCTTTACTGAAAATGCGTAATAGTGCTGACAACGCATGGATTACATTAAGAGGTTTAGATGGTTCATTAACTATAGGTGCTGATGCTTCAATCAATAGCGTTGCTGTTGGTAAAGGTGCAAACTCTGTTACAGGTAATA